CAAGCTAATATTCCAGATATAGATTTCGATCAAGTTGAAGAATTAGTTAAACCTTATGAAAATAGATATAAAGAAATTCTTGAAAATCCATCTGTTGAAGAAATTGAACAGTTAATTACAGATATCTATGAAGAACGTAAAAAAGGTATGAGTGATGATAATGGTGAATATTCTTTAGAAAATTTATGTTTTAAAGAATTTAGAAATAGAGGTTATTTAGATAAATTAAAAGATTTAAAAAATGAAGTATTATCTAAAGAACTATCATTAGAAAATTTAGAAAACTAATTAAAAAGTTGTATTATATTATATATTGATATAATTAGGAGAAATTTAAATGATTTTAAATGAAAAGAAACAAAAACTTCCAGAGATTTTCCTATCTACATATATTTCAGATGCTTGGGATAGAATTGCTACATTAAAAGCTGATATTGATGGAATTAAAGCTGAATATTCTGATACAAAAGACGTCGAAGAGGTATTGAATGATTTAATTGATACTTATTTAATTCTAGTAGGTACTTTTGAAAATAAATTAAAATCTATTGGTTCAAATGTTGAAATTGTTAGAAAAGAACCTGAAGTAAAGAAGGTAAATGAAAGCGTTTTACAAAGAACACAAGTTCAAAGACCACAACCTGTTCAACCTCAAGTTCAACAAAGACCTGTAAATAGAAATCCTCAACCACAGGTTCAAAGAGTTCAACCTCAGCCTCAACAAACTAGAGCTCCTCAATTAGATGATGATTTATGGAGTGATGCAGTTTTTGCTCCACAAAATCAACAAAGAATGAACGAAAGTTATAATCAACAAGCTGTAACTGCTGGTGGATTAGATAGTTATTATGATGCTCCAGTTCAATCTAATTCAGATACTTATGATGTTCCAGACTTCCCAGATTCAGATTTCGAGATGTCTCAAGAAGAATTAATGGAATTAGAAAAGTTTAAAGCACAATACAGAAGATAATAGCTCAGCTATTATCTTTTTTTTTATTTTTATGTTATCTTATTGCTAAATTATCTGATCGATTAATATTTTATTACGTAAAAATGCGTTTTTTATCGTTTATATATGAATATTCAAATAAACATTAAAACGCTTCCTGAGCGTAAATTTTTGATATCTAGTGGAGAATTATATGGCACTTATTCAGTTATATTCTTGGATAAATAATGAAGAAGATATTTTAAATTTAGATTTTACAACTACACATTTTACTTCTGATTTAGATGCTGTCGATTATTTTCAAAAAAGAGACAATTTAAATATTCCTATCGGAAGTGCTTATGCATTTACATTAGATTTTAATATTAATCCATTAATTTTCTCTTCTGATTTATTTGATTGGTCAGCTAAAAATATTATTAATAAAATATTAAATAGCTATGGAATTAATTTAAATGATGATGAATTTCAAAATGCTAATTGTGATATATTAAATGCACCTCAATTACAAAACGTTCAAATTGAACAATTAATTGATATGTATAAGTTAATTGATGCTTTCGATGTAAATGATAGTAAGAGAAATAAAGCTTGGTTCGAATATTTATCAATTTATTTAAATAAATTAGGAATTAATACTATTCAATATTCTGTTGGTACTTCAGATTTTTATATTTTATTAACAAAAAATCTTGAAATTATTGAATGTAAGAAAATTGAAATTCATAAAGATGGCGAAAGAGATTTATTTAAACAATTTTTCACCGAAGATACTAGAATGCAATTAGTTTCAACTTCAAGAAATGCTGGTCCATATAAAAATCAAAAATATGGAAAAAATAGATTTGAACGAAAGAAATTATCAAAAATTGCAAGAACAGTAAAACAATATAATAAAATTGATATGAATCAATTATTTAAAAATGATGTTTTAGAGGTAGAAATTCCTGTAATTGGAGAATCAGATGAATATTTAGTTACAGTTAGAATGGATGGAGTTATTGCTGAACTAGCAAAAATTTTAAAAAATAATAAATTCAAATTAGAATATAAAATTGTTGTTCAAGCATTAACTAAAATTTTTAATAGTGCTGATTTACAAATAAATTGTACATGTCCAGATCATAAATATCATTTCTCACATTGGAATATTATGAGAGGTGTTTCAACTTTAGATTCAGCACATGACCCAGGACAAGGTAAAGGAATTGCAAATCCAAATGATGATCAAGGTCGTGGTTGTAAACACTCTTTATTAGTTTTAAATAACGGAGATTGGGTTTTAAAAGTCGCTTCAGTTATTAATAACTATATTCATTATATGTCAGAAAAGTCTCAAAAATTATTCTTAAAATTAATATTCCCTAAATTATATGGAATTACTAGTGATGAGATGGTTGAACAAGATCTATTAGATAAAGAAACATTACAAGATTGTTTAGATTCAAATGAAAGCTTTATTGATGCTATTAATGAGTATGGTAAAAATAGAGGTAAATTCCAAAAAGGTTCTAATATTAACCCTGTTTACGCTGATAAGCTTGAAGCTGAACAAAAAGAAGAAAATACTAAACAACAAGTTGATCCAAATAAAAAGAATTTACAAAAAGCTGTTAAAGAGACAGAAAGAGCTAATAAACTTGCTCAAAAAGAATCTGAAAAAGCTGATAAAGAAGCTTCAAAACCTATTGAACCTCCTAAAGAAGATGAAGAACAACCAGTATAGTTAATATTGTATTATATATATAATATATAATATATCCAGATTGGAGAATATTATGAATTTTGATCAAGAAAAATTTAATAAACTCTCAACTGAAGAACAAAAAGTCGTTTTACAAATCTTAAAAGAATATTCTAAAACTGGAAAATCTGAACTTTTAGATTCATTACAATCTATGGAATGGGACGAATTTCCAGTAGATATTCATACATTCTTACATGACAAACGATATTTAGGAAATGCATTATATGATGCTGAAGGTAAGTTTACAGTATTCCCATACTGAGAAAAATGTTTAGAAGATATATTTCCAACTAATACTTCAACAAAATATAATACTATAGTATTTACAGGAGCTATCGGTTTAGGTAAATCAACTATAGCAGTTATTTGTTTATTATATTTATTATATAGATTACTTTGTTTAAGAGATCCATATCAATATTATGGAATGCAAAGTATTGATAAATTAAGTATTTCAATGATGAATATTACATTAGAAAATGCTAGAGGTGTTGCATTAGATAAAATGAATTCAATGCTTTTAGCTAGTGAATGGTTTATGAGTCATGGTGAAATGCATGGTACAACTAATATGAGATATGTTACTGATAAACATATTGAAATTATTTGTGCTTCAAGTAATAATCAGATCATAGGTCGTGCTTTGTTTGCTAACTTTACAGATGAAGTTAACTTCTCTCTTGTTCAAGACCCAGTTAAGTCTAAGAAGAGAATGATGAAAATTATTACTCAAGTAGATGCTCGTATGAAATCACGTTTCATGCGTGGTACCTACTTACCTACATTAAATATTATCGCATCTTCAAAAGATAGTGAACAATCTTTCCTAGAAGAATTTATTCAAAATAAACAAAAGAATGAAAGTAAAAATACTTTAATTGTAGATGAACCTCAATGGGTAGTTGACCCGAGAAAAGATTCACCTCAAAAATTCTGGGTAGCTATTGGAGATAAAGTTCTTGCTAACGAATTATTACCATTAGATGCAACTCCAGAATTAGTTGATGAATATAGAAATAAAAATTATACAATGTGACAAGTTCCAATTGGATACTTAGATACATTCCAATTAAACCTTGATGAAGCAATTTGTTCTATCATTGGTATTGCAACAGCAGCATCTTTAAAATATATTTCAGGTGAAAGATTAGTTAAAACAAAAACTACTGATTATGAAAATCCATTCTTGAATGATATACTTGAAATTGGAGATGGAGAAGACGATTTACATCAATATTCAGAATACTTTGATTTAAGTAGAGTTAGTGATAAAGACAAAGAAAAACCATTATTTATTCACTTAGACTTATCTGAGTCCGGAGACATGACTGGTATTGCAGGCGTATGAATAACTGGTAGAGATGAATCATTTGATAAATCTAAAATGATCGAAAATGATTTTAGTCAATTATCAAAATTAATTTTACAAGAATCTAGTGTAGAATCTCAGATGTTAATTTATAAATTAGCTTTCTCCGTTTCAATTAAAAATCCTAGAGGCGCACATATTAGTTCAATAAAGCATAGAATATTTATAATTTGGTTAAAAGATAATGGATTTGATATTAAAATGATTACATCAGATACTCACCAATCTGCTACTCTTTTACAAGAATTAAAAGCTGATGGATTTGAAACAGAAGTATTATCAGTAGATAGAACAACATCACTAGAAAATAAAAAGAAAGTTTGTTTACCTTATCACTATTTTAAAACAGCAATTTATGAACGTCGTTTCATAATGTATGATAAAGCTAAATTATTAACTGAAGAGTTATTAGGATTGGAACGTGAAGCTGATGGACATATCAACCACCCTGAAAATGGTAAATATGGTTCTAAGGACCAAGCCGATGCAGTCTGTGGTGCAGTATGAACAGCTAGTAAAAATGGTGAAAAATATTCATTTGATTTTGGTGATTCAATTGAAACAACTGTTCAAATTTCAAAACCAAGTAATACAAGCCAAGATGAAATTGAAAAACATGATTTTGGAAAAAATCTATTAAATGTAATGTCTAAAGAAAAATATATCGAAGTTGATGAATATGGTAATCCAAAATATTATGGAGACTTAGACGATACTGCAATAGATGATGATGCTATGAATTCAATAGCGATTTCTAATGGAATAATTTGTATATAATAATTAGGAGAATAAAATGCCAGAAAATGATAACAAAACTAAAAAAATTAAAAAACAAGCATCTCAATTAGTAGGAACACTAA